ACTTTCGGCTACTGACACCCATTGTCCTGCAACAACTTTCGGGTGGTTATCCGGCGGGTGGGAAAAGTTGCCCGACCTGCACCGTTGCACATTGGTAGACAGTGATATACGGTTTGCCGATGTATTTCGACAGGCAGGGACTTCCGATCAGCTTTGAGCGCTGGTCTGATCTGATGTGCGACGATAACCAGCGCCGTGTGGGTTGGGATGAGCCTCGACCTGGGGTTTATGTCTCAACGGTATGGTTGGGCCTGAATCACGGGCATGACCATGACCAGCCGTTGATCTTTGAAACCATGGTGTTTAACGGTTCCTGGGATCAGGATTTTTGCCGGTACTCGACGCAGGTCGAGGCTGTGATCGGCCACCTTGATGTGGTGGAGCGTTTGGCTGCCGGGTTGGAGCCATGGCCTGAGCGGGTTAGGGGAAGTTTGTGACCACCACTGTTCTTACGGTGTCTGCCTTGGATTTGGGCTTGGACAAGGCCGCGAATTACATGAAGCGGGTGTGTCGCGGTTACGCGGTTTCGCCTGGTCATGTGCAGGTTCAGGTGAAGTATCCGGCTGTGTTGGACCCGTCTGGGGATAGCCCAAAGGGTTCGATTCAGACTGGTGCCAGGAATTTGGATCGGCTGATTCGGTCTACTGCTGGCGAGAAGGTTGTGCTGGGGTATAGCCAGGGTGCGCAGGTTTGTGGCGCTTGGTTGCGGAAGTTCGCGGGTGCTGAAGATGCGCCTTCTGCTGGTGAGTTGTCTTTTTTGTTGATCGGTAATCCTGAGCGGCGGTTTGGTAAGCAGCCTTGGGTGAAGAAGGTCACGCCGGATGACACGCAGTATGCGGTTCTGGATTTGAGTCGCCGGAACGATAACTGGTCTGACTGGCGTGGTCAGCACAACAACCGCTTGCTGGCGCTTTTCGGGAGTATCCACACGAACTACTGGAACGTGGACCTCAATGCGAAGAACGTGGAGGTTGTGCGGGTTGTCGGTAACACCACCTATGCGCTGGTGCCTTGATTTTGCCTTTTTTGGGTATAGGTATTGACAAGCTGTGACAATGGTGGTAGGAAGATAGCCATGACACACGAAATTGAGGGCATCCAGCCCGGTGAGTTCCTGACAATCCGCAAGCCCGACGTGGTGGCAAGCTTTGTCGCCGTCAGCAGCGAAACCGCTGCCCGGTGGCTCACCAAGCACAACACCCACAACCGTCCTCTGTCGGAGACAGCAGTCATCCGCTATCAGATGGACATGGAGGCGGGCCGCTTTGGTCTGACCGGCGAGCCGATCCAGTTCTCCAAGTCTGGTGTTCTGCTTAACGGCCAGAACCGTCTGACTGCTCTCGCTAACTGCGTGCCGCCGATGACTCTCACCATGCTCGTCGTGCGCGGGCTGGATGACGAGGTTCAGCGGTACATGGATCAGGGCATCAAGCGCACTCCTGGTCAGCAGCTTGCCTTGATGGGCGTGAAGAACGCGGCGCAGATCGCGTCGGCTGTTCGTCTGCTGATGACCTGGCACGGCGGTCTGTTGTTCACCGACAACAAGCGGTCCCGCGCCTTGTCCACCCCGGCGGTCGAGAACTGGGTGTCGGAGAACCACAAGCTCGTTGATCTGTTCAACCGCTATCTGGCGCACACCACGCGCGCTGTGGGTGGTACGCCGTCTGTGGCTGGTGCCATGGCCTTGCAGGGATTGCAGATCGACCCTCAGGCGACGATTTCGTTCTTCCATCTGCTGAACAGCCGGTCGCATCTGCCCACTGGTAGCCCGTTGATCGCGCTGGATTCGCGTCTGCGGAACATTCGTGCTGACCGCAAGAAGTTGTCCCAGCGCGACGAGTTGGCCTACTTCATCCAGACCTGGAACAACTGGATGAGGGGCGATTCCATGTCGAAGTTGCAGGCCGGTCGCGGTGGCTGGTCGGTTGAGAACTTCCCCCGCATGGAAGCGCTGCGTGGCAACAAGTTCGACCGGGAGCAGTTCGCGCGCGGGCTGTCGATGGGCGGGTACGAACTCTGATGCCGGTGGATACCGGTGCAGGGCAGGAGTTGGACCTGCTGGCGGCTATGCCGTCAGACACCATTGCGGTGGGGCTGACGGGCGATCACAACGGAGGGGATGCCGTTGTGATCGCCCTTCAGGGCCGTGACGGTGACTGGGTTGCCTTTGAGGGAACGCCCGAAGATGCGCGTGACCTGGCGTTTGCGTTGTTGGAGAAAGTCAATTTCATCGAAAGTAGGGGCTATGCCGAAGTTTGAGTTGGAGTGGGCCATGTATGGGCGTTCGGTCATTGAGGCCGACGACTCCGACGAGGCTGAGCAGATTTTGCACGATGGTCTGTCATCCTTTGATACAGGCATGTTCGATCAGTTCGATGTAGATTCCACCGAAACGGTGGACGTGGAACCGGCAGATGAGAGCGACGAGTGATTCTGAACAAGGACTGGCACGAAGATCAGAGCATCCATGCCGACAACATTTCTGTCGGTTTGGCGCGTGACGGTGAAAGCCTTGATGAACTGGGCGTAATCATTGCGCTGTCGGTCACGATCAGTGGCCGCAGTTATCCGTTCCAGATGAGCGCGGTGATGCCGTCCGATCAGGCAGTGCAGGTCGCTGATTCCATTCACGCGGCTGTGCGCGACATTGAGCTTGCCGGATGACAGCATTCGTTCTGTGAACGAACCTACGGATGAGCAATGGCAGCGCGCCATGGCCCTGGTGGACCAGTATCAGAAGCCTGCTGACGATCTGGTGAATGAGTTGATGGATGCCTGTCGCGTGGGAGATTCCACGCGGGGCAGCATCGTCACTGCCACGGTCTTTCATGCGCGGGACATAAATCTTCTGATGATGGTGCTGGGCGGTCTGTCGGCCAAGGCTGTTATGGCTGAGCAGGCCGCTCAGCAGGCTCACGGCCCGTTGATTCAGCCGGAAGATGTGGGTATCACTGAATTGCCGCCGGATGAGCCGTGGGCGACCAGTGCGATGGATCAGATGCGTACCGCTGCGAGCCTGGGTGACTACGAGACTTTCGGCAGCACTGCCGTGGACTCGCACATCAAGGCTTTGATCCATGACCGGAATCATTACGGCGACGAGTCCATCACGCTTCAGCATGTGGTTCGGGCCATGATGATGATTGACCAGCAGACGGTATCTGTGCTGGCAGCAGAGGCACTGCTGCGACTTTTCAAGCTATATGAGGATCAGGATGAGTGAGCAGGACACTGCGGCCCAGTTCAAAGAGATGACCGACAACATCTTTGCCGAAGATGCCGACCGCATTTTGGATCGGCACATTCAGCGGGTGGAGAACTGGCATCACAACCGGACTCTCGACGGTCTTGACTCAAGCTTGTACGACCTGACCAAGAAGCTGGCTGCGGAGGAAGTAAACAAGAAAACTCTGGTGGTCATGCTTTCGGCTGCGCTGTGGCGGCTGGCCGATTTTGAGGCTGAAGGCCATGGATGAGTGCGTCCATTACCTTGAGTGCGACTGCGGTCGGCAGGCAGATGTAGTCCGGTCTGGTGTAAAAATTGTGTATTGGTGCTGCGTTTGTGGCGTAGTGATTGCGGAGGAAGATGACCCAAAGTTTGCTTGATCAGGCCCGCACTTTCTTTCGCACGGTCGGTCCCAAGACCGATTCCGAATTCATTGCGGTGAACAATTGCACTAGCTGCAAGCGCGAGCATAAAACGTATCTGTGTAAGAAATGCGACTTCCAGACGTGGGCCAAGTGGAAGATGCAGATTCACATTGCCGCTGACACCAGGGAGTGCAATTACACTGCCCAGCAGCGCCAGAAGGAATGGGCTGATTCGTGAGCTTGACGTTGATAGCTCTTGGTGTGGTGGCTCTTGTGGGAGTTCCGGTGGCCTTGTACGCCTATTTCGGCTTCTATTGGGAAGAACTGCGGGAACTTAACCGCAAACATTAGAAAGCCGCCGCCGCCGCTGCGCGTGCGTTTCGGTTCAAATGTCGGCGCAGCGCATCACCGATGTGTTCGGTGTAGTACGGCGGTATTGCCTGCGATAGCTCGTCTGCCACCATCCAGTCGATATCCATGATTTCCCTGGCGTGGGATACCGGCGAGCAGTTTCCGACGACGCTCATTACCAGGCCCGGTTCCCATTTCCCCGGCTCTACTGCCTTGTACTTGTGGTACGGGTGCATTGGGGTCTTGACCTTGAAGTTCGTTTCAAAGTGGCGGTGCCGGTACAGCATGAAACCAAACATGAGGCCGCAGAGTTCGACCGGCTTTTTCAGCGGTGATCGGGGCACGTTTTCGATGACATATGGCTTGTTGTAAAACTGAAGCCAAGCCCGCAGCTTGGCGATGTGGTCTGGATGACTGTCCTGTGTTCCGGTGCAGCGAGTCATCATGGAATACCGCTGGCAGGGTGGCGAGGCGTGAATGGCATCGAATTTCCACCAGTTTTTTGCCAGGTAGTCGAATGCGTCGGCCTGAATGAACTCGTCGCCGCAGTAACGGGGTTGTGGGTCTTTATCGACTCCGACTACGCGAAATCCGGCGCGCTGATATCCGCGTGCAGCGCCACCGGCACCGCAATACAAATCCAACAGTGTGGCAGTCATAGTCAAGATGTTATCCTGCCTTCTATGGCAGGTAGGGGTCCGGTGCGTAAGCCCGATGATCAGAGAGCGCGCCGCAACAAGGATGCAATTCCGTTGCGCGTTGTTGAGGTTCAGCCTTCACCACAGCCGCATTTGCCTGGAAATGTGGATTGGCACCCCCAGGTTTTGATTTGGTGGGCCATTTGGGGCGATTCTGAATTGGCTTCTGAATTCACCGACGTGGAGTGGAATTACCTCACTGAGACTGCGCTGCTTCAGAACGAGTTCTGGAATGGCGACATGAAGGTGGCAAGTGAGCTACGCCTGCGGGCGGCTAAGTTCGGTGCCACCCCAGAGGATCGTGCGCGTCTGCGGATTCAGGTGGTCAGCGCGATTGAGGCAGAGGCAAAAGCGGAGGACCGGGCCAATCTGCCCACCAGCCGTAACCGCTACATGCCTGCTCCCAAGGTTGGCTAAATGCCGTGGAAGCCGCTTGACGATCACGACAACTTCCCCACGCTGGGCTGGTATGCGCTGGACTGGATTTACAACAACCTGACGGTTTATGACGGCCCTACTCTGGGTGAGCCTCTGACTTTTACTCAGGAGCAGGCCAATTTCATCCTGCGTTTCTACGAGGTAGACCCCGGCTTTCAGGGACCATCCACTAGGCAGGGCGAAAAGTACCTGCGTAGAGGCCGGATTGTTCGCCGCGCCCTGCTCTCCCGGCCTAAAGGCTGGGGTAAATCACCGCTGGTTGCGTCCATGTGCCTGCTGGAAGCTTTGGGCGATGTGGTGATGGACGGCTGGGACTCAAATGGTCAGCCGGTGGGACGACCCTGGCACGACATTGGCCTGAAGCCTCTGGTTCAGATCGTGGCTGTGTCTGAGGACCAGACGGCGAACACCTGGATGCCGTGTATTGACATGGCCCGAAACTCTCCGGTGTACGAGAACTATGACATTGAGCCGATGGAGACATTCATCAATGTGCCGCGTGGCCGCATTGAGGCTGTCACGTCGGCGGGCCTGTCCCGTGAGGGATTCAGACCGGTTTTCACGGCTATGGACCAGACCGAATCGTGGACTCAGAGCAATGGTGGCTGGCGGCTGGCGCGCACGATCCGGCGCAACACCATGAAAACGGGAGGCTCTACAGTCGAAACTCCCAACGCTTTTGAGCCGGGTGAGGAATCCATAGCGGAGCAGTCCTGGCACGCCCACCAGACGCAGCTAAAGGGCAAGAACAGGTCACGCAAGCGCGACTTGCTGCTGGATCACCGGGAAGCTGACCCGATGACCGACATTTACGACGAGGAATCGCTGCGCCGGGGTCTGATTCACGCTTACGGGGATTCCGCTGCCGAGAATGGTGGCTGGGTCAACATCGACGGCGTTATTGACGAGTTCTGGGACGAGAACACAGACGTGCAGGAAGCCCGCCGGTATTTCCTGAACCAGATCACCCACGCCTCTGACTCCTTCCTGTCTGCCCAAGAACTGCGAGCCTGCGTTGAACCGAAACCGGTGGACCTGGGCACGCCCATCGTTCTAGGCTTTGACGGCTCGCGTGGCCGATCCAAGGGAAAGGCCGACGCTACTGCCCTTATTGCGGTGAGGATCAGTGACGGCTACGCATGGCAGGTTTTGATTCGGGAGCCGCCTAACAACGCAAAGCAGGCGCGGGAGTGGACTGCTCCGGTGTTTGAGTTCGACATGGCGGTTGCTCAATGCTTCCGCGACTTCAAGGTGGTCGGCTTCTACGCAGACCCTAGCGGCTGGGAGGCGCATGTCTCGCGGTGGGAAGAACAGTACGGAAAGAAACTCAAGGTCAAAGCCGGTGGAGAAGGAAGTCACCCGATCATGGCGTGGCCGCGCGGCAAAACTACCAATGTTGTTCCGTACATCAAGCGAATCAAAGCGTCGATTCTGGCATCGGGGCAGGCACGCACGTCAGCGCTAACCCTTTCCGGCGGTGACAAGAATGGTGTGAAAGGAATTGGGGAGTTCACTTACGACGGCTCGCACGAATTTACTCAGCAGCTTTTGAACGCCAGAATGCGTAAATCTACAAACGGATATCTGTTGGCAAAGGATTTTCCAGAGTCGCCCCGTAAGATTGACGCAGCATATGCGCTAGTGCTTGCGTGGAAAGCGCGCCTCGACGCATTGGCTAAAGGGCTTGACCGGCAAGCCGTTGTCAGAGAGGTAGTGACGCTGGGATGACTACTCCGCAGAGATATCCATTTTTCAACGTGGAGAATAGCTACTACGGTGTCGGCCCTGACGACCAGATTTTCAACGGAATCGACTCGTCTTTTCTTGAGGACGACGAGAAGCTGATTCTGCAAAAGCTGCGCAGCCAGCTAACCGATCACGTCAAAACCAATATGGTCAAGCAGTCCTACTACGAGGCCAGTCAGGTCATTAGGCATCTAGACATTGCGGTGCCCAGAACCTTGACCGACATTGGCACCGCAGTGGGCTGGGCCGGGACTGTGGTTGATGCGCTGGATGAGCGCATTGAGTTCCTGGGCTGGACCGCAGATGACAACCAACTCAACGGGCTGGACCTCGTTTATCTGGACAATTACCTCAACGTAGAGTCCAACCTGGGGCATCTTGATGCGCTGATCACCGGCTTGGGTTTCGTAAGTGTGGGTGCCAACGAGGACTTCCCTGATCAGCAGTTAATCACCATCGAATCCTCATCGTCTGCCACGCTGTTGTGGGACTACCGAAAGAGGCGTTCCCTTGCCGGTCTGTCTGTCACGACTGACAGCGAGGGCCATGTGGTGATGGAGTCGCTGTACCTGGAAAACGCGAACATTGTTTTCGCCAGGAATGTTCTGACCGGCGAGATGGAAATTATCTCCCGTGATGATCACAACCTGGGTCGGTGCTTTATGACGCGGCTGCCTAACCGTGCCCGCCCGTTCCAGTTGGATGGTCGCTCTGAGATAACTCGCGCTGTCCGGTATTACACAGATGCGGCTGTGCGAACCATGCTGGGCATGGAAGTGAACCGGGAGTTCTACACCGCGCCGCAGAGGTTCGTGCTGAATGCTCGACCGGAGGACTTTGGCGTTACAGCGGAGATGAGCAAGGAAGAAAGGTTCCAGCGTGGCCTTTCTGTTGCCATGGGAATGATCAACATTGTGCCGCCGCGCGGGGATAACACTGAGGGTGATCCCCCGTCAGTGGTGGAGATGAAGCCTGCGCCGCCCACTCCCTACATCGAACAGATCAAGGCATACAGCATTCAAATGGCAGCGGAGACTGGGCTGCCCGCCACGATGTTTGGGTTCGTTACAGACAATCCCACTAGCGCAGATGCCATTGTCAAGAGCGAGTTCAGGCTCACTCGACGCGCCCAGCGGCGTATCGGCAGCTTTGGTCGGGGATGGAAAGAGGTAGGCATCCTGGCTCTGCTGGCCCGCGACGGTGCGGTGGATACCGATTTCGTGCGCAGGCTTCAG